CCGATTCGTTTCGCCCCTCCACCCCGTGTCAGGGAGACCGTTCTCCTTCCTGAACTTCTTCAGGCAATAGATGACCAGCGTTATGTTCACCATCCCGTTGGCCGCAGAGGTGATAAAGTCACCCGAACATCTGGTATCTATCAGAAAATCACCCCATTGGGTAACCAAACACCGCTGCTCCACCCTACATCCTATGCGGTAGTGCTTCTTGTAAGCCTCCGCGACGTCAGGCAAACCTGCCTTCTCGAGCATGGACACCATGGCCTCGTTCTCAACCTCCCTTAGCTTGGAAACGCACGTAGCCTCGAAAGCTGATCCATCCGTGACCGTCGCTCCCTGGGTCGTGAAAGCTTCAACGAGAGCTCCCATGTCATCCAATGACAATCCCTTGACCTGGTACTCCGACACTGGACCCTCATAATAGTCGTGGAGCACAGGAATGATACATATGAGCTCCATACGCATCAGATCGGACATCGTCATGATGCACCTTGGCCTGCTTCTCACCTTGTCTCCGTCCATCTTGATATTGGACTCGAACTTGATGAATACACCATTCCGTGTGTACTTCTCCATCTCCTTGGGCTTCATCCTGCCTTCGCAGTACCTGACGTAAGCATCCACAGCGCAATCAATCCAAGCCTGCGAACGTTTCCCCTTGTAGACCATCCTGAAACATTCTGTGTTTCTGTCCTGCGTAGTCAAGTGGCTCGATCTGTTCAAGAAAATAGTGTTCTCCACTATCTCCTTGAAAAATTCCTTGCCATACTCGACAGCATCGTCCAACCCTGGAGGAGTCTCATGGTAGTCCCTGGCCATCATCCTGCCAGCGAAACCAGCCAACAAGGTGTCTGAGTCAGTGATGTTCACCGCTCCCATGGATATCACGCCTTCAGCCGTAATAGGGGCTCCCAAGGGCGCTACTCCCACTGGAGCAGACTTTGGGGTGTCGGACCTCCATCTGCTCTTCTTGACCCAGTTCCCTCCACCACCAGCCATCCTATCTGCCAGCACCTGCTGCCTACCGACCACTAAGGGGTCAGGCATCATGGCTGCTGCGCCTGGATGATTGTACTGTACCAGCCCTCTGGTAGACACGTGATGGACTCCTCCCGTGGAGATGGACCTAGCATAAAACCGGCACGCTTCAGCCGTGTCCAGGTAATCTCTAGGCCTATTAGTGGCGTGGTTCACGCCTCTAAGCATGCTCAGGGTGTTGATGGCCTTCAGCGGGTCCATGCCCGCATCCCTTAGGTGCTGCATCTCCTTCACCACTGCCTTATACCGCTGAGCAAGGATCACATAATCCATTCTCAGCCACGGTACTCCCAGGCTCCTGACAGGTATCTCCCACCTGTACTCCCTGTGAAAGGGAACCCAAACGTGCATGAGATACCCCTCCCGCACATCGACATACATCTCCTGATGTCTAAGAGGGTCCCTCCTGTCCAGCACCGTCCGGGTGTCATCATTACTGATAGCCCTCCAGTGATCTCCGAACTCCATGCTCTTCCTGAGCGTGGCAAAAGGGGACACTATCGTCACAGCGGCCACTTCAGCCATCTTGATAGTTATCCCCCACTTCACCACTGTCATAGCCACCGAAACAGCTGCAACATGGGGCAGATTCACAGCCGTCGCAGCGGCTCCCAATCCCCACAACACTACCTTAAGTGCTGCTAGCGTTCCAAACGCTATCGTCCCCCATCTAGTCACACTAGTGGGAGGCCCCCACATGACTACTTCAACTGAATGCTCTCTGATATCAGTATCCTCGTGGTTAGCCGAGGTCCCATGTAGACCGAGCAAGTAGTGCCCTCCCGCACCGAGGTCTTCCTCCTCTTCTTCTTCCTCCCGGGCCTCACGCTCGATTTCTCTCCCGTGTTCATCAAACTCCGGCTCGGGCTCGTCTGGGGGTAACCATCCCGTCCTGTCTCGGTACTCCTGCATGGTCTCGTGTCCCAACGTGATCCAGGCAAACTCTGGCGCATTGAAGAAAACGGCTCTCTCCTGCATCGTTTCAGCGTGCAGTATCCTCAGGTTGAACCCACGAAATAAGGCCCATCGCCTCAAGTACTGGGCAGTACCCATGTTCCCTATCACAGCTCCTGGAGCTCCCATAGTCTTAGCCTTCTCGACGTAGAGGTGGACGTCCCTCTTACACAGGGCCCCCGTGTCTACTGCCGTGACCCCGCAGAAGGGTTCTCCCAGACAGTCGTACCACTTGACTGGATTGCGCTGGTCTGAGGCCTGAGCCGTCTGGTTCGGAAACTCAGAAGTGAGATAACCCTTTGAGATAGCAGCCCACTCCTTCTCTTGGGCTATTCTCTCGGCTTTTTCCTCCGCCGTCTCTTCTCCTTCATCTCCACCTTCTCCACCCAGCTCGCCACTACCCTTTCCCTTCTGCTTGCCTGCTTTCTTGGCTGCAGCTTTCCTGGCCTTATCTGTCAAAACCACCTCACCTTCTTTGAGCTTGGGTCCCTCATGCCTAGGCTGGGCTCCCTTGTCACCTTTGTGACCTCCCCCTTTACCCGGCACGGCCCTGCTCGTGCGATCCGTAGCCACACCCACGTGTCTACCCCCCGGTCCTCCTCCTCCGCATATGTCCATTGGGGACAAACCTTGCGGGTCGTTAAGGAAACAGTCTGGACACTTGAAAGGAGTGACCTTCTCAGGCACATCTCTCCATGCTCTCAAGATAGCCCTTCTGACAGTTCTCGAACCTGTCTTTACCCTGCCCGGCTGAGACCGCTTCCTCATGAAGGGTTGGGAGAGTTTGCTAGGGATTCTCTTATCCTCATGTACCTCTGTCCACGTGGAAGAACCCCTAAACACCCTCGGGGAAGGGAAGCGACTCGACATAAACGCCTCTGACTCACCAACGGACCTCCACACGTCAGTGGACTTGTCCCTAGACCCCCTGGCCGTGCATCCGCAGGCCACTCTAGTGCCAGGGTTCTTCCTGGACATGTTCCTTATCTTTCTCCTAAGGTACATGCTTAGTCTAGAGGCGCTCACTGCCACTCTAGCCAGAAGCCTCATCAGCTTACCACCGCCAGTTTCCTTCACGTCGTCAGACCCGGTAAAAGACCCATTGTTGCCATTGAGTGATGACGACACCTCGTGCCCATCTTCCTTCTCATCCACAACGTTGGCCTCGGCCCATGCTGTTAGCTTCGCCCTACGCTTAACTACCGTCAAAGGGATTTTAGCCTTCGAAGCCCCCTTGAAAAGATTGGCCTCAATCTTGGCTTTCTCAGCTAACTTGGCTCGCACGTGCTTGGGCCTGTGCCTGGTTATCGAACTCTCCGGCATGTACCCCACAAACGCTTTTTCCGAGCTGAGGAAAGCCTTCAGCAAAGGGACTACATTGGACTTGGTGGACTTAGCGAACTGATCACCCAGCGTGTTGACTAGAACGACAAACACC